GCTTACCCTAATAGCTTTCCCTATACACACACGCACGCAAGTATCTACTAATCCATACACATCTACCATGTACATGCACACATACTACCACTTACAATACGCTTCCTTTATTTCTAATGAGAACACATATGATTCTCTCAGAACTAATCATCTACAACATACACCCTAATAGGGACATACATAGGAGGTTTATCATGAACCCAAGATAGTTAAAACCTATCAACCTGATCAAGTTACTGATCCTGATACAAACAATTATGGTCGATTAATTCTTTTATCAGACAATCCTATGTACTGGTTCAAAAACGATGCTGATTAAATGGTATCACCGAAATATCAGCCAGTACATAATCATCAATAACCCTCATCAAACAAGGAAGAAAAAATAATGGAAATATTACAACTAATAGCATACACGTGTGGACTAACAGTTTACATTATGATAGGTATGCATTTATACAAATTAATTAAACGTAAATAAAATAATATAACTATACAAATGTAAAGGGAATAGCTCTTCTAGAACTGTTTCCTTTATATTTGGTTTTTACTTAATCAACTTAACATCTTTGTGCTTGTCTACAAAAAGTGGTTCTATCAACGTAATGTCCTCCCACATTTAAAGGGTAATGATAGATAGTAATGTGGCAAGCATAAACAATACTCAGCTCCTCTACCGAATGGTTAACTCATGTGAAAATGGGGAGCTGGGTATATTTAAATAAACAAAGGAATAATCATGAAAGATATTAAAGAGTCATTAAAACTAACTGGCTGGTATGCACTAGGAGCTACTGCCATTGGAGTAAGTAAAGTAATTAACACAGGTAGAGCTATAGCACTAGAATTAAAGAAAGGCACACCTCAAGAATTTGTACGCTATACCAATCAAGATATAGCAAAAACATTTAAAAACAAATTCAGCAAAGCTAACCCTGAAACATAATTAAGGAGAATAATAATGGATAAACTAAAACATTTTATTATAAATGATATAATAAAAAATGCAGATTGTAAAATGGTATTAGCTGGTCAAACTATTTATGATAAAAAAATGCAAGAAGAAGATTGTAAAAATCAATTAAAAATAGACCTTGAATCATTAAGCGTAACATCATTGTATATATTATACTCAACTGTTTTAAACAAAAATTAAAGGGAGAAATGCTTCCTTTATGTCTGGCAATTATGCCACTTAACCAAAGTACAAGGAAATAACATGAAAACACTAAAACAAATACTAACAGAAATGAGATCTAAAGCTGTAGAAAGTGCAGAGCTAGGATATAATAATGTATGGATCAGAAGATCAAAGCAAGATCCAGAAAATAGCAAAGCATATATCAATGAAAATGCTAGTATCTCTCAAGCTTCAGAAGATAAAACTACCGAATGGATTTATAATCTTTGGGTAAAAACTACTGAAGAGGGACTAGAAGAAATGGACACATTTGTAGAAACAGAGCTAATACCAAAAGGCATGAGTCTATTTGTTGATAAAGATACTAATGAACCAATAGAAGTCTTATCAAAAGACAAAGGTTCAGTACGGTTCATGATAGCTAGGTCTAATTTAGTGTCATAACATCTAAGAAAAGAAGTACAGGGAGAAATCCTTGTATTTCTTTTTTATTAAGGTGCTTACGCACGTTATTTTATTATTTAAAAGGTGCTTCGCTCAGTACTTTTAATTTAAGAACAGATGAACAAGCTTCTGAGTACAAATATAAATAGTTTGTTATGAACATATATGTTACATTATGAGGCTTTTTAAGGGATATAACAAGAAAGTAATAAAAGACAATTTATACTCTGGTTAAGTATAGGTAATGGTCTATTATGACTAACTAAATTACCATGAGGGAGCAGTTTATTTATTTAGACTGCTTCCTTTATTTCTAATAATATAAATGGGAGTTACAACATATGAAATGCACTATACATCCGTATACATCAATACAATACCAAGAAGTTATAAAAGAAAAAAGACTGCCTTGGTCTGATGAATTTGTAAAAACCTATCACGATACACCATATTGTTCTGATTGTTTTGAAGAATATACAAAAACAGGTGTTTATATTAACAACTTAACCAACGATACTAGGAGTAATTATGCAATATACAAAAACGTTACAAAATAATAACATTAAAAACGTGTACGATAGAGAAGCATTATCAGATGCAATTATAGATCTAGGATGCGTACCAAATGATTTAAATAGCATTAGTCAACAATTAGATGACTTGTATTATCAAGCAACAAAAATACAACATACAATAACATTGGTAAACAAAGAACTAATACGTGTAATAGATCAAATAAAAAAAGATTCAGATAAAGCGAGGTATAGTTTATGAGTACAACAGAAACAGATTACATTTTTGATAAACTGTATGAACACACTGAAGATTATATGGAAGAACGTATGAACGACATAATGAGTGATTTAAAAGAAGATTTTCATGTAAGCGAAGATGTGTCTAGAAAATTATTTTACTCGTTTCTAGAGAACAAATACAACGTTAAACATAGTTTACCAAATTATAACAATACAATAGATAAACTAAATGAATTAACTATAATAAAAAACAATAAGGAGTCTGTATGAGTAAGCTAGGAACATTTACAGCAGTTGCTAAAGGTGCAAGCTATTTAGGAATGGCATTAAATCAAATGGTAAAATTAGCAGCTCATGGAACAAGGACTGCTGCTGATTTTGTTATTGATAAAAAACGGTATGACGTTGAATTACTTGTAGGTGGAGCTACTATAGAAACTAAACATAATCAATCAGGTGCACAGCTATCTAAACTTGTAAGAATTATGGGTGATGTAGGTGTAGAACAAGCAATTATAACCGATGTTAAAAAGGAGAAAAAGTAATGGTCATTATTGATATACCAAACTGGATGTTGTACATCTCATGGTTTATAGGATCTAACATAATAGTAATTATTACTCTTTTGTTATGGATGTGGTTTTTAAACTGGAGAGATACTCGTAAGGAGACATCATGAGTGAGCCTTGGTTAGAACTAGGATATGATATGGATACATACTACAAAGAAATGCATGTAGCTAAAAAACTAAAAGAACTAAAAGAACTAAAAGAAGTAATGAATTTAGTTAAAGAAAGATTAATAACAGTATCTAATCATAAAATAACAAAAAATCAACAAAAACATATGATTAAAAACACAATTAAAATAATAAATAAAACAGAAAAGGAGTCGATAACATTATGAATAGAATACATTCAAATGAAGAAACCCAATCATTGCAAATAGAATATGATAAAATGGAGCATGCTGCTTATACGCAAAATGAATTACTTCTTAATAGAGAACAAGACATAGCTGAGTTAAGACTTGGTTTATTAAAAATTCGTTCTCAATTAGAAATAAATCAAAAAGAATACAAAAAGAAACATATAGATAAAACAGCTTTGTATTGGGATATGGTAAACGATATAAAAAATATTGTATCAGAAACGCTTAAAATATTATGAACGAAATTCCTGTTATGCCTGATACAGAAGGTAAACTAAGAGAAGGTCTGCTAAAAATACAAGATTTGTTAATAGATCAAAAAAGATATATAAGAGCAGAACTTAAAAACAAAGTAACAGCATTAATAAACGATACATTAGCAACACATAAAAAGCTCAAAGGAGATACTTATGAAACAAGTTAAAGCTCCAGACAAAAGACCAGCATTAGCTTTTGATTCTCAAGAAGAAGCACAGTTAATAGCTGATTCACTAAGTGCATACAGATATAGTCATGTAGTTAGTGCGGAACTCAACGAAAAAATACGAACATTATGTGACGTAGTATTTAAATGTCAAGAAATGTTTAACAAAAAAGAGGAATAAAGAATATGAATAGCACATTTTTAATGCATTGTGGCGGTAGACCAATAGGATTTGATGATCCTGCTTTATCATTTGTACCACAAAAAACAAATACATATGAACCAGTATCATTTGGTGAATTATTATTAAATACAAAAAGAGTATGTGATGATTTATTAGATATGGAATTTGTAGATCAAAAAATAGCTGTATCAGCAAAAGATCAACGAATGTTTGGATTATTGCAATATAGGAAAGATGAACAAGATCAAATAGGACACGCTGTAGGAATACGTAGTAGTCATGATAAAAGTATGTCTATTGGATTCTGTTCAGGAGCTACGCTATTTGTTTGTGATAACATGGCCTTTACTGGTGAAGTAACGTACATGAGAAAACATACAAAAAATGTATTTGACGATCTAAAAGAAAAGCTAGTAACTACAATATACAATAGCAAAGATAAGTTATTTAATATTGAAGAAGACGCTGAAAAACTAAAGAATATTGAAATAAACAATGATGATGCATATGCGTTTATTGGTAAAGCTTTAGGACACAAAACTCTACTAGCTAGACAAGCTCAAAATGCTATTAAACATTGGAACAATCCACCATACCCAGACTTTATGAATAAAGATGCATGGTCATTATACAATGCTAATACAGAAGCTCTAAAAAGTACACAACCTAATAAGATAATAGAAAAGCATATTGATCTACATAGTAGAATATTAGATCATTTTGGAATAAGTTAATTATAAATATGGAAGCAGTGCATCCTCATGTTATTACCTCGGTTAAGAGACTCCGCATCTCTACACTTTGTACTGCTTCCTTTATTGTTAGTTTAATCACCGATGAACAGAACGATAAACAAATAGTAATTATATTAAACTATCATAACTCTGTAAAAATGCTGGGCAATAACCTTATGACGATAAGTATGCCAACTATAAACACACACGGTTACAGAAACATTTGCGTTTCTAGGGGCTAATTAAACTAATACAAAAAAGGATAAAACATGAACAAACCAACAAAAACAAACATTAAAAAGATCTTTAGTAATACTGGAATACAATTAACACCTGATTCTACTGAAATGATAGAAAGGGAATTAGTAACTGTTGTAGAACGTATGGCTAAACGATGTGTTGATGGTAATTTAAAACGATTAACACCAGAGCTATTTTACGTAGCAATGGGAAGGTTAAACATGTAATGAATAAACAAATTGTAAAACTTATTGAACAACGATTGGAAAAAGGTAAAAAAGAATATAATGAAGAACTAAATGTTAATGATGGTCGTGATTGGTTACAAGAAGCATTAGAAGAACAATTAGATGGAATGGTGTATATAACAGCAAAACTACTTCAACTAAAAAAAGCTGAAACTGATTATCAATCTTTAGATGCAAAATGGAATGTATTGTTAAGCAAATCTGAAGAAATAGAAGATTATGCTAATGATATACAGCAAATGTCTGAAGACCTTAGAATTTATGTAAAAGACATTACATGAAAACTAAACAACCAGAACCACCTATGATAGTTAATTGCAAAATAACTGCAACGTGGAATACTGGATTAACAGAAGAAATAACAACAGGCAGTAATCAATTCTTAGATACTTTCTTAGAAAGTGTAGAATACACAGAACGAGAAGATAATTGGAATTTATGCGAAGGTTGCTTTGAGTATGTACATATAGATTATACTTACAGCAACGAACAGCCTTGGTGTCCAGATTGTGCCACTTCACCTTGTTGTGGTGCTGAAGTAATTGTAGACCATAACATATGTAAACAATGTAAGGAACATATATAAAATAACAATAGGAGTTAAAATGAAAGACATGAGTATTCATGAAAAACTAAATGTAATACAGACCTCATTAAAAGTAGAAAAAGGTCATACAAATAACTTTGGTAAATATAACTACAGAAATTTAGCAGATATATTTGAAGGAATAAAACCATTGCTAAATGAAACTGGTTGTTACCTTACTGTATCTGATGAAATTGTAGGAGTTAATGGATTCAACTATATCAAAGCAACAGCTACTTTTGGTGATGGAAACGATTCTATTACAACTGAAGGATGGGCAAGAGAAGCTGTAAACAAAAAAGGTATGGACGACAGTCAAATAACAGGTGCTGCTTCTTCATATGCAAGAAAATATGCTTGTAATGGTTTGTTTGCTATTGATGATACAGCAGATACAGACAGTATGGACAACAGAAAAGAAACCTTAATCAATGGTAAACCAGCTACAAAAGGACATATCACTGTTAATCAGAATGTAAAACTAGAACGTTTAAGCAGAGATCCTGTTTTTAATGGAACAGATATGCCTAAAAAAGTACGTACTTTAATTAACGATAATGTAACAGAAGAACGTGCTCAACAAGCTATTGATAAAATAAGTAAACAAATAAAAGAACTACGTAAACAAAATAAAGGAGTTAAATAATGACTGGTGGATTTGAAACAACTGGTACAGTTAAATCTGTACAAATAGAGTATGATGCAGAAAAACAATGGGGGACATACAATCCTACATTTGACATGTTTCTAACCATAGAATATAATGACGGACAAGACTGGGATAAAACATTAACTATTCATGGTAATGTTAAAAAAGATCTTCCTATAACAGATCCTAAATCTTGGGGTGCTGGATTTAAAGTACGAACATTCTTTGAAGCTGCTTTAAATAAAAAGAATCTATTAATGAATGATGATTACACACTTCCTGAATCATGGTTAGATGATGTTGTTGGTAAACAGTTTATGGTTTGTAGTTATAAAACAAATAAAATGAAAAAAACTGGTAAGAATTTCTGGAATACATATCAAATTGTTGCTCCAGCAGGATCACCAGCAGGTACATTAAAAAATAAAGTAATTAAAGATGTACAAGATGGCTGGATTAAAGATGCAGCAGAAGATGATTCTAGTCCTTCTTCTACCGCTCCATCTACACCACCACCTACAGTTACACCTACTAATGTTGACACAAGCTTTGACATTTAATTATGAAAAAGCCAACTGTAAGTCACATTATTAAAGAATGGTTGAGTAACAGATTGGAAAGTGGTATAGATACAGTGGCATCCCACGAAATCGAAACTACATTAGTCGAGTATGGCAAAGAGTATTGGGGGAGACAACATTCCCCCAGTACTTGGAGCAGAGCTTGGAGAACATTAAAAGCTGGAAACGAACTCGATGAAATAGATGTTACGTCCATTGAACCCATTAACACTGAAAGTGCGGAGACTACATGGAGAATAAAAACTGGTACATAGAATACGCAACTGGAAGTATTAGTAATCGTAATCAATTGTGCAAAATAAACGAATTTGCAGAAATAGCAAAAAACAATATTGGTAAAGAAATATATAGATCTATGTTTTTATATGATGAAACTATTGTTGACTTTGTATCTAAAAATCAAACAGTAGTTGGTTTTAACGGTGTACAAAGCATAGATAAACTTGTTGTTGATGTTGATTATATAATTAATGATAACGAACTAGGAAACCAAACACGTAAAAAAGTAATGGATGTAGTAGATGTAATGGAAAAACTAACTATAGATCCTATACATTACAACCTTTGGTTTTCTGGTAAAGGTTTTCACATTCATCTAGCAAACGTATATGAGTTTAAAGATTCAAATCAAATAGCAAAACAAGTACGTGCAACTATGCAACGTGATTTTGGGGAGCATATTGATTTAATCTACGATAGCAGGAGACTTATACGTGCTGGATTTTCATTAAATAAAAAAACTGGATTATATAAAATTCCTGTTTCTTTTGAAGAGTTAGAGACTCTTAGTTATCAACAAATTGCAGATTTGGCTAGAGAACCTAGACAAGACTACAAACCGCATAGAATAAAACAAGAAAAACTAGATGCATTAGAAGCAATGGACATGAGTCGTAAAAACATTGCAGAAATACGTAAAGTATTTGATAATGCTAAAGGTGAAACCACTCGTTTTATTACATGTGCTCAACACATATATAATGCTGGACACGTACCAAGTAAAAGACATAAACACTTATTAGCTCTCGTGAGCATATGGCGTAAAAAATACGCATTTGATAAAGTAGGTTGTGATTTTCTTGCTCGTGCATATATGTCAAACATGGATAAACCTTTACCTTCTGTTGAAGTAAGCAAAATAGTAAGTGACGTATTTAAGAATGATTACTATTATGGTTGCAATCATCCAGATTTACAACCATATTGTGATAGTAAATGTATGTTATATAAATACAAGAACTTAGACGAAGAAGCAAACGTATTAACAGCAGAAGATATGATTAACAATCTAATTGACCATTATCAATCTGACTATACAAATAGACAATTTGATCTAAAATCAGTATTTCCATTTATGCAACAATCACACTTGTTTACTACAGGTCAACTAGTAACATTAATTGGAGACACTGGGTTAGGTAAAACTGCTTTTGTAAGTTACTTGATAACACAATTACCACATCTTAAAACATTATTTTTATCATTAGAAGTTGATGAGTTTACAATGTCAAGAAGGCTGCTTCAAGCTTCTTTAAATAAATCAAAACCTGAAATCATACAATTACTAAAAGATAGAGATATGGATTTAATACGCAAAGCAAATGAAAAAATAGATCACATTAAACTTGAATGTAGTAGTCCAGACATACAAGATTTAGCAAGTCATGTGTCAGAACATGAAGCTAAAATATTAGTAGTAGACACAATAGATCGTGTTCCTGCTAAATATGCTGGTAAAGACGATTTTGCTAGACAGGAAGTAATAGCAAATGGTTTAAAGGATCTAGCAATGCAAGAAGATATAATGGTAATAGCTGTACATCATATTTCAAAATCAGCCTCGTTTAATCTAAAGCAAACTAACACTTTAGATGTGCATAGTGGTAAAGGCAACAGTGCCATAGAACAAAAATCAGACCAGTTTATCACATTTACAGGAAAGAATCCACGAGGAAAACAACGTGTTGTAAAGTCTGTCAAAGCTAGAGATGAATCTACATTTGAGATATTGCTCAATTTTGATTGGAACACATTTACTTTTGACAAAAGAAACTAAAAACTGTAAGGCACAGACTAGCAATTTGTGCCTTATTACACATACAAAAGGTATTAAAATGGCTATTGTAGAGATACATATAAAAAATAATACAATTGAAAAAGTATCTGGTGAGAATACAATTGTATATATTCACGATCACGATTCAAAAATAACTACAACAATGTTATTTAAAAAACAGGAACAAAAATATGAACAACGGACACGTACTAACTCTCTTTGGTTTTCCGATATTAAAGAGATTATTAATAAGAAATAAAGAACATACAACATATAAAATAACTTTATTTAGAATCTTTATGATTAGTGTAGGTTTTTCAACATATCAAGGAGAAAACATACACGTAATGCTAGGATTTACTAAATTAGAGTTATTTACTTCATTTACAATTAAAAATAGGTGGTTACGATGAAAAAACCAACAAAAATAAAACCAATGCCAAAAAATAAACGTATGGCAAATCTTATAGAGAATTTAGCAAATTTAGAAGCTGCTGATTATGACAGATTAAGCAATGATGGAAAAGAATCATTGGGTAAAATATGGAATTTATTAGGTATGCCTAGTCAAGAAGCATTAAATAAGGATAAAAATAATGAAAAAAAAGATTAAAATTGGTAATTGGGTAACATTTAAAGCAGACATAGAACAAACTGGTAAAGTTGTCGCTATTAAAGGTTCTGGAAGATACGCTACGTTAACTTTATCCTCATATGACACTCATGGTTTTCACGGAGATTATCTTAACGGAGAAACTGTTGTTGAAATGGAAGCTAAAAGATGTTGTTTGTTTGAAGATGAATCTTATGAGTGCTAAATCATCAAAAGCAAAAGGCAGAAGATTGCAAAATTTAGTACGAGATAAACTTAGATCTAAATTTACTATCTTAGAAGAAGATGACATTAAATCTCAAACGATGGGAATGACAGGAGAAGATATAGTTCTTTCTCCTGCTGCACGAAAATTAATACCGTATTCTATTGAATGTAAAAACGTAGAAAAACTAAACATCTGGAAGTCGTTAAAACAAGCAGAAGCAAATGTACATAAAGATGCAACTCCTGTATTAATTATTACTAGAAACAACACACCAGTTTACGTAGTAGAAGATATAAATAAATGGTTAGAAAGAATTTAAAGATATGACAGTCTTTAAATACCTTTTAGTCCAATTATAGCTTAGCTTAGGATAATAGGTAAAAAGGTAGCAAATGAAACAGTAAAGGGCACAAGGTTGGCGTCTTAGTGCCCTTTATAACTATTTTAACATAGGAGTTACAAATGATTAATACTAAAAATAAAGTATCAGAAGAACAATTATGGAAAAAATATGATATAGTAATTGATGCTTTAGATAAAATAATAACAACTCACGCAGATAGTGGAACACTTAAAAATATAGCTAAAAAAGCTATAAAAGATTCAAAGCTAACGTTAGGGAATTAATAATGGAATATTATAAACCTAAAGAAAATTGGTTATTAAAAGGAGAAGTACCAGAAAAAAGAAAAAGAAATAATAAAAAGTACACATTAAAATATTGCATTAAATGTGAAAAAACATGGGAAATAGATTGCACTAAAACGACAATAAGATATGGAAGCTTACCTACTTATGGATTAAAAAGAAAAACTTGTAAATATTGTAAAAAGGAAAACAAATGAACATAGCAAAATTAAAAATAGACAAAAGAGGAAGAATAAGCCTTCCACTTCAATTTCTAAAAGCTAACAATATAATACCAGACGAGGTTGAGGTAGTAATTAAACCAACTAATTCTGATTTTATAAAACTATATTTTGACAAAAAGGAGAAAAAATGACACCATATATATTATATGAAATAGCAACAACGCAAGTGTTTGATAATTTATTTATTGGATTTTGCATTGTAATCTTCTACTATTTAAATAAAATGGACAGAAGAAACTATCATAATAAATAACGTTAACTAAACTGAAGCAGGAAACAGTAGAACACGCTAGCCTTCGACCTTTCCTGCTGACGTTTAAAAAAGGATTTACAATGATTTACTATATTAAAAAACCAAAATACTATCCTATATATGAATTACACGTTAAAGGATCGTGTTACACTATTAGAAAAGAAAATAAAATAGTAAAATACTTAGATGGTGCTTATGGTCATAAAAAATGTTTAAATGATGCACTAAAATGGGTAAGGAGTTAATATGTTTGAACATGAAAAAAACATGGAACATCCTATGTATAAAAAAGGATTTCAATATGTATTTGATCATTATGGAGTTCCTGAAAAACCATCAGAAGAATTAATTAGATTAAAAAAAGAACTTAATTTAAGAAAAGAAACTATTAAAATTCTTAATGAAATAAAAAATAACAATATTACATTAATAGAAATTAATTCTAAATTAGATCTTAGTCGTAATTATTATAAAAAAACTCTTAATAAGTTAAGAACAAAACATAAAATACTTACGTCTAAATGGTACGTAAAACTATTTTTATATTTAGAAAATAAAATTAGATATATTAATAACTAACAATAGGGCATAGTAACTTTCGTTATTTTAACGTTACTGTGTCCTAGTAATTTTAAACAACAATCCTTTTGTATTTTTTTACTAATTTAAATACTCTTTTATTTCTCTACGTTTTCTGTTCTCATCTTTCATTCGTTTGATTCTGCTACGAACTTGTTGATTAGGTAAACGTAATAATATTTCAGGTGCACGCTCTAAACCACGTTTTGGTCTGTCATCTGCTAATTGTTTAATTTGCCTAATACCTCTACCAAATGGTAACATAGTATACATAGTGTAATTAGTAAAGTCTTCTACGTTTCCTGTAAGCAGTTCTCCAAACGCTTCTGGAACTCTTGCAATAGGTGGTTTAAGGACGTTTAGTGGGCCAAGTTTAGAATCAAAAAAAGCCATTTCTTTTTCTTTCTTGTCTCCAAATGTATAATCAGCTAATGCTTGTACCCAATCCCAAGGTGGTGGTAATGTAGTGTCAAATAAACTAAACATAAAAGCACTACCTAGTGCATACATAAACATATCTATAGCAAAAGTATCTTTAAATCTATTGTACGATTCACTTCCTTCTCTAAAACCATTTAACTTTGCTTGTCTGTAAAATTCTTTACGCATACGAATACTATTAAATACAAATAATTTAAACCTACCTAATACTTTACCAGTAGACGTTCTCATAAAAGCAGGTCTTGCTGCATTTTGATATAAGAACTGTGTCATTTCAATGCCACGTTCAGCACGTTCAAATACATATTGATCAGCTAATGATAAATCTTTACCAGCTTCTTTAAATCCTTCTACTGCTTGCATACCATGAGATATAAATGCATTTAATCTATTAACACGTTCACTTTGTTTCATTAAGTATCCACCAGCATTAAGCATTACATCTGAAACACCGTAACGTTTAACAACTTCACGAACACTCTCGTCACGATTTCCTTTTTTACTTTTAGCTGCTTTAATAAAATCACGCTGAAAATCTTTTATGTTAACACCTACATTTTTTAATTGAGTTTTTAAGCCTTCATTATATTCAAACTCGTTTTTAATATAGTTCTCTATAACGCCACGTTCTTCTAAATATGTCATTAACTCTTTACGATTCTTAACAAACTCTCCATTAAATAATTTTAATACAGGCTTACCTTTAGAATCAGAAAGTAATGTTCTATATACTCGATCATTATTAAAAGAGTTCATATAATTTTTAACACCAGCACTACCTACAGTCATTGTAGCACCACCAAATATATTAGTAGACCACGTTCCAGTATTTGCTAGTAAACTAAGTAATTGGTATTGAGCTTCTAATCTTCCAAGATTATGAATCTTTCTACTAAAATACTCTTTTCTAGCTTGTCCATCTTTAGGAACAGCTTGATTGTCAAAGAAAGATATTTTCTTTCCTTTGCCTAATTTTTTCTGATACAACTTTTCTAATTGTTTTATCATTACAGCATCTGAGGTAACATAATGCATGTTCTTTTTATTAAGATGTAATAACTGCCTACCTTGCGGAGTCATCATCTTATCACTGTAAAAAGATTGATAACCTAATGAATCTCTAGCATAAAGCCTTACGTAGTCTGCCCATACATCTTTATAATTATTATAACGTAAATTAACAGGAATTTTAGAAGCTTTTTTTCCTACATATAAATCATTAAAATATTTCATTTCTTTTTTGCTAGGCTTATAAGATTCCATATTTTTCATCATAACATCTATTTCATTTTGAGCTTTTAATTTCATAAGATTACGATGATACCCTACGTTTAAATTGGATTGGTAATCTGTAATAGAATCATAAGTACGCTTGTAAGGAGAACTTCCTTGTGCTATAAATGGACTTTCAAAAAATTTATCTGTACCAAGATTAGATGTTCCTTTCATAGGACTAGAAGAAATATCAATAATATCGTTAGGATTTATAAAAGGATTATCTTGTTGCATACGTTTAGCTAAACGATCATATTCTTCAGGACTTAACTTCTTTTTTTGCTGAGCTAACCACGTGACTTGTTCTAATAATAATTTTTCATTAGAATTTTTAAAAGAATGATGCATAAAGTTTTCAGCTTTGCGTGGTTTAAACATTTCAAATGAATTATCAGATCTGTATTTTTCACGAAACTTCTTAGCATCAACTGGTTTTTCACCTTGCTTTGTATTTAATTTAGAATTTTGTAATGCTTTTTCTAATCTATACTCGTATCTATACCTTAACACACCTTCTAGACCAACAGTTTCAATTAACTGTTTAGTCTGTTCACGAGCATTAATAACGTCACGTTCAAATGTTTTAAAATCAAATTTACCATTTCGATCATACTTTATGTATTCATTAACATTATTGTATTTAAAATCTTTATCTATAATTGACCAATCGAAACGATCTCCTTTACTTTTAGTAGTAATCCATTGTTTTTCAAATTGTTTCCATAGATTTGTTATTTCATTATTTAATTTCTCAAATTTAACTTTATCTATTTTTGGATCTAATTTATCCAATGTTATTTCACGTTCTCTAAACTTAAAAATATTTTCCATATAAAGCTGTTTTTCTGAAGTAGTTAATGATTGATATAGCTCATCTGTTTTCAATCGTTCTAGGTTACTTCTACCCTCGTATTTACCCATACTAGCTTCAGATTTCTTAAAGTAATTTGCTATGTTTCCTACTGGAGACATTGCTACTTTCAAAACTCTATATGCAATTCCTTTACTTGTTTCAATTGGAGCATTTATTATTTTATGATATGTGCCAAACATTCCTTTTGCTTGCATTTCTTCATTTACAGTTAAAGGATGCATGTACCAATTTTTTAATTTAAAATCCATTTCTTTATTAGTATTCATGCTTTCTAAGTATCTATTAACCATACGAATACTATTCATGTCTAATGTAGTAGCATCTTTAGGTTTATTCATATTGTATGTAAAACCTTCATACCATTGGTTAAAATCTTTTTTCATTTCTGGATGCACATCAATTGCAGATTGAAACTTTTGAATTTCTTTAAGGTCACCTTTAAATAAAGCTAATCCTTCTAAATTCTTGCTACGAATAGCATCGTTTATTTTTGTTGTAAACTCTCTGCCTTCTGCAATAGTAGGTTCATTCTTAACAGCTTCTATATCAGCTTGTTTTATATCTAAACTACCTTCCATTTTCATAGCACGATCATAAATAGTATCCATGCGTTGATAAAATGTTTTTTTAGCAGCCATAGGTATCATAGGTGAACCATGAATTAATTTATTATATTGAGGTTGGTTTACGCCTTTCTGTAATTCACGTATAGGACTTAACAACCAATAATTAAAATAATCCTGCAACATGCCTTCAGGCAATTTTTGAGCAAGTTCTAATTGTGCTAATTCATTTTGAGTCTTTACTATTTTAGCATCTATATCGTTATTAAGAACATTGTCTCTTTCTTTTTTATTAGAAAGTTTATCTGCTAATCGCTTTACTTCATAAGCTCGTTCTTTTATCTGAGGAATAAATTCAGAAACACTATTAACATTTTTATTTTGTTTTGCAAATTCTGTTTGGACTTTAACATACTGGTCTGCTAACAATTCTATAGTAGCGTATTGACCAAGTTCTTTACCAATAAAATCTAATCCTTCTTCAATCTTTTTTGTATCACCCTTAAACAATTCTTCTATTCTTTTAGGAGTTGCAAATGAAAGCTCTTTAGCAATTATTTTATAAAAATCTTGCAATTCCTTAGAAGTTACATTGTTTCTTATTTCAAAATTTCCTTCAATATTTTTAAACAAACCATTAGGAGATAATATATTTTCATATAATACTCTTTGAGCATTTTGTAAATTTTTAAACTGATATGATTCTTTATCAAAACCTAAACGTTGCATTTCAAATTGTATTTTAGGATTTGTAGAATTAATACCTTTTGTTTTTTCTAGTATTTTATTTGATGAGTCTACTAATTCTAAAGCTTCAAATAAAGTTGGAGCCTTACGATTACCTTCATTGTCAAATATTTTTTGATGAGGTTTTACATTGTCGTTAGATATTTTCAATGCTTCAAATGCAGTGCCTTTAGCCATCTTCATAAAGTCTGTATATTTAATAAACTTTTTATTATTTACTTCAAAAATAGAATTAAACAAAGTATCTCTGTATGTATTGTATGCTTTTAAATTAGGATCCTTACTGGCATCCGCTGATACGTTAACAATCTTAGTACCTAAATCTAAAAAATGTCTATGGGCACTTATGCTTGAATCAGGTGATTGAGTCCGTAACGTTACTTTATGCTTACCAAAAGAAACCCTACCGCCATTTGCTTGTACATAATCATACATATTTTGCATTGCAATTTTTGCAGATAATCCGTATCCTAATCCTTGTTTACCTGTTGCAGAATTTCTTGCTGCTTCAAAACGAAAACTAGGCGAAAACATCATAGCTTTATTGTTATTATAATCTTTAACAGATATTTCTGGTAGGTTTCCTTCAAACATTTTGTCTATCATTATTTGATAGTCTGACTTAGAACCATTTTTATTAAACCAGTGACTTCTTTCCTTAGATACGCTTTCAAAATGTTTTATAACTTCTTTGTTTATGTTCTGAAATATTTTGATGCTGTCTGCATCTTTGTCTGCTCCACCAAGATAGATGTTGTCTTTGTGATGGGTGAAAGAACCCGCTCCTTTCTGATTTGTAAAACCTCTAAATCGTAATTTACGAGTACCAGACATCGAGTCAGCTGGTGTACGAATAGCAAGCAAAGTAAACACGTCATTCCACTCTGCCTTAGTTGGAGTTTTAACACCTTCAGGCATGGATTGTTTCCCAGTATACATATTCCAAATTTCGCCAAGAGTGTATTTCTTGTTGAACAATACCACAGGCATTTCTCGAAAACCGTTGTCAAGATACACTTCTCCTTCTCTTAATTTTCTAGTTTTTTTAACTGGATCTATGTCAGCATAGTTTAACATCTCAGGTCTATAACCCTTTAACCAAGACTTACCAGCAGTCTCTATATGAGGATTAGCAAAACGTTTTGTTACGTATTTACGCAATGCGTTAAAGTAGTTGTTTTTATTAAACGCCATAGAATGCTTTGCCACAAACGTTCCTTCTAATGCATTGGCTAATAATCTATTTACATCGTGATATTCTCTAAATGCAGAATCTGAATCAAATTCAAAAGATTCATTTGCAGTTTTTTCAAACTCTCCTTTTAAATCTAACTTCATTAACCTATCAGATAAAAACTTGCCTATTGGAGTATCAGGCTCTACTGTTAATTTTTCTAATACAAAATCTAAAGGTAGTTCTTCTAACCTTAATTCTGCTTTTTCGTATTCCTTAGAAAACTCTTTTATATCTTTATTTGTTTTAAAATTATTTACAATCTTAACGCTTTTTTCTGTACCATTTATAGAAGGCATTAAAACGTTTTTTATATAAACATCAGAAAAACCTTTTGCTTGTTGTTCATTTGCTTGACTCCAAAATTGCATAGGTAAACCTGTACCTTTACGAGTATCTTTATACGTATTTTCATATGTACCAGAGCTGACTTGCAATGTGTCAATAGGTATTTCTATAGTATTAAATTTATCTATAGAATACTTACCATTTTTATAAGTTAAATTAGATATTTCGTTAGCACCTCGTAGTTTTGCAGAACTTTCAGGCATAATAACATGTATGTTATTTACTTTCATCCACTCATTTAAATTAGGAAATGGCAATTGTCCATTAGATTTAGTTGCTAAAAAACCTTTTTCTGTTTTAGCTGCAATAACTGGTTTAAAATGTCCTGTAACTTTAACATCTCTACCCATAGCATTTAATACTGCATCTGTAACATCAGAACGATACTCCATTGATCCATCTACATCAGAACTACCATTTGTATTTTTATCTTTAACAATTAGAACATTTAACTTTCTACCATTATTCGTACCTTCTATGTTTTTAAAACTAGATGCTACCATAGGAGTCATTCGATTACCCATTAAAGTAATTCTTTTATTAAAATCTGCAACACTTTTGCCATAGTTAAGATTTGGATCAAGCATGATATAAGCTTGCTCTATAGGTAGATTATTCATTTCTGCTAAATTCACTACATTAGAAATCCATTTACGTTCATGTAAACGTTCTACTTCTGGTGTGTCACCTAATAATTTTTTTTCTTTTACTAAAGATCGTTTATACGTTAACTCTAATTCAGGTTTTGATATAAAATTACCATTACTCAATATACTAAATACTTCGTCTATAGTTTTACCACCATCTCTAAACTTACTAGTCATTACAAAATCTTTATCTTTTACTCCACTAATCATATAACGACCTTGCTCAGCTAATGAATCTTGAACTAAACGAAGTTCGTTAGGAGACAATGAATATTCAATGTTTCCTTTAACAAGACTTTGATCCATTATCTTAACTGCTTCTTTTATACCAGCATTTTCTTTAATTACATGAGTCATTAACTGGACTTCAGCTTCAGGAACTAAATATTGTATAGGCATACGTTCATATTTTTCACCTATAGAAACATCTCCTACTTTATCGTTTGTTATTTTACGATAAGAAGTAAGTTTTCCATCTGTAAGCGTAACAACATCCATTGGTTGAAAAGGTTGTACTCTATTACGATACCAACTACGCATTTCAGAATTACGATCTTTCGCTACTTGGTTTCCATATTTTGTTTTTATAGAATCCATAAACACTTCCACATCAGCAATATTATCTTTAATAGATGCTTCTGCTTGTTCGTTGATAAACTTACCTATCTCACTTGTTGTGCCAAGTTTCTTATCCACTTTATTTATTTTACTAGACAAATCTTTTATGTTGACTAATTCTTTTTCTACGTTGTCTATTCTATCTAACCTAGCATCGTTTATTATAGAGTTACTAATTATAGTAGCGTTTTCTATAATACCACGTTCAGCTGTATAAATCTCTGCTGCTTTAGTTCGGTAATAATCTTGTATATCTTTTTCTGTATATTCAATTTTATTTTTTTCAAAATGCCTAATAGCAGATTGCCTGAATAAAGGCTTTTTATTTGTACGCTTTGCCCAAGCCTCAAGCCATTGTAAAGACGCTCCTGTGCTACCACCATGCCCCTCAGAATTAAACTCTTTAGTCATAGGGTGTTCACGAAGAATGTATTCTTGTGCATCCTTACTTACTTTAGTCCAATCTTCTGATTTTTCTGGTTTAAATATTTCTTCAGCATTTCTATTTTGATTTATCCATTTACCAGCTTCTGTTTCCCTAGCAGGTCTAGTATTGTAACCAAAAAATCCACCTAATAAATATTCATAGATTTGCATTTCTGTAGGATCATTACGAAGAGTAGAAGGTACTCCCATAAACGCACTAGCAACTCCAGCACGTAATAATTTATTAGCTCTGTCTACTTGTTCAGGATTTCCTTTATAAAACTTACCTAAAGATACAAAATTACCAATACCACCAAATGCTCCTCCTGCAATGGCTCCACCAATATAAGAATCAACAATAGCATCTTGACCTTTCCATACGTTACTTATAGCACTAGCAGACGCTAATCCTAACGCTTCTTCTGTAATGGCTCTAGTACGTGAACCTTGTTTTAAAAAGTCTAATGTATCTGCACCACTTTTTGCTAACCCTTTATCAAATAATTTTTTAGTAGCTCTAGAGCCAACCATAGGTAAAGCAATTTTATCTAAAGCATCTATACTATCCATTACTCCACGTGTAATAGTACCTCCTAAAACTTCACTGGTTTTTTTACCAGTAACTTTAGCGGCAACTTTAGCTAATCCAACAACAGGTGCTTTTAATATAGCTGGAGCAAATCCTGCTAAATGACCAAGTTGTCTAAAGATTGCTTCACCTGTATTACGAGGTTCTTTAGGGATAAGATCAAAAGTAGTAAGACCTTCAATGAAACCAGCCTGTGCTTGTTGTAAGCCACGCTGTAAACTAAACTCGCTTTGAGATCGTTTAAACTTTATTTCATTTTGTTCTGCAAGACTTTCCAGCTCATCAAGCTGGTCGTCATTGAACATTGTAGGGTTTGTTTTATAGGTTCGTATTAAGCCTTGAACCTTTAACGCTTCATAAGGTGATGCCATATATTAATTTAATAATTCTAATAGGTTCATATATGTTCTACCAGCGTCTGTTCTAGAAAAATCTTTTAATCCTATATCGCCACCCATAGGAATAGGTTGACCAGATCTGCTTGTTAATGGAATAGGTTGACCTGAAGTAGAATTTAAAGGAAATCTATTTCTACGTATTTGTCTATTTGTTTGACCTGATAATAAACGTTGACCTTCACCAAGTTGTAAAGGTTGATTGCCTTCACCAAGCTGCAAAACTCTATCCCTAACACTTGAAACAGGATTGCTTTGAGTTCTTCCCATTCTTGATCGAATGTTATTAAAAACATTTGAAGCTCCTTTAGACAACCCACGAGCACCTTTTACTGCTAAACCACCACTAACTGCACCACCAACTAAATTACCTAGTAATTCTGCACCAGTATTATTAGCACCATACACAGATTCACCTCGTGTTTCTGGTCTTAATGAATTTGGCAATAAACCAAAAGTAGCTGCTTCACTTAATCCGTACAAAGCTGTACGTACAGGTTTACTGCCACGTTTAAAATCCATACCCATTTGCCTAGATAATGTAGCTACCACTTCTGCTTGCTCATCACTATACTTGTTAGGATTTTGATTATATTCTGAAATTAATCTTCTTACTATATCTGGATTCATAATATTACCTTAGTAGTTGCTATTAAGCATTGTTCGATTTAATAAATTATCAGGATCTTGTTGTCTAGTTTTTTGATAATAAGTAGTAGGTAAAACAATATTAGGGTTAGTATCTCTAAATATATTATAGCTTTGATTATTAGCAGCATTTACAGCTGTATTTAAACCACTATCTCTAGCTCCTCTTTCTTCTCGAGTACCCAAATTACCATCTATTAAACCAAGGGTAAGATTATCAATTCCTTCATAAACAGGTTGTAAAGCATTATAAGCACCAGTTACTATTTGATTTAAAAAACTACCGCCTCCTGTTTGGGTTTGATTAAATCGTTTTTGTGCTTCATCTACATTCTGTTCATTTAATAAATTTAGTTTTTCTTGGTCTGATATAGCTTCAGTAGTAGTTGTAGTTACATCATAGATTGCTTTAGCACGTTCTTCTTGTGCTTTTTTAATAGCATCTGATCGTAATTGTGATTTAATCCTTGCATCTTGATCTGTTTCTCTAAGTCTTAAATCATCATCAAATTGTGTTTGATTTTGGTCAAGCCTTTCTTTTTGCATACCTTCTGAAGAACGTAGCCTTCTACTTTGCATACCTTCAGCAGATCTAAGTCTTCTTTGTTGTAATTCAAAATCTGATCTTAATTGTCTTTCTTGCATAGCTCTTTGATTTCTCATACGCACTGCATCCAAAAGATTGCGAGCTGTATTTTGACCAAAGTCATATCCAGTGTATGCTGTTTGCATTTGTGGTACTGATATAGCCATTATGCTATCCTCCTAAAGTTTACATCTATTTTAGAGTAATCTACTTTTAACACTCCATTATCTATTACAGAGGCACTAGGTACTTCTTGAGCCATAACTCCTTCGTATCTACCTTCACCGTATATTTTGTCTTTGTAGTCAAATTCATAAATATTAATTCCAGAATTAGACACTCCAGTTAACTCTATATTTGTTTTTAAATTACGATCAGAAGCTAAAGCAGCTGGATTCCCTCCCATAGGTAAAGGTATTTGACTTACTCCTGCTGGATTACTTGTACCTCCACCTCCAAACATTCCTGCTAAACCTGCTGGGTTTCCTAATGCTGCTGAACCAAGACCTCCTACTAAACCTAACATTGAATTTGCCCAAGCTCCTTGAGCGTTTTGATTTTGAACATCTTGGTTGTAATTAGCTGTTCTAATATATTGCTCATATGTATTTTGTGCATCTGTATTAAATTGATTGTTTTGTAATTGCCTACTATCTATTTGCGAACCAAACTGTCCAGCTTGTCCATAAGCCCCTGCCTGTTGTCCATATGCTCCCATAGCCATGTTACCAAATCCTTGAGCTGCATTTAAACTTTGATTTAAGATATTCCCCATTCCTTGACGAACTTGTTCTCCTGATCTATTTAAGTTTGCTGCTCCTAATAAGTTAGCCATCCCACCATTACCCATACCTCTAGAAGCTAGAGATTGATTCATGTTTCTGTTTGTTTGGGCATTAATATCGCCTATTTGATTTCTTAACTGACCAAACTGTCTTTGATTCATGGCAGAATTTGGATTAAGCATATCTTGATATGTTTGAGTAAACTGTCCACCTAAAGATCCAAGTCTTCCAGCAGTACTATTTAAATTATTAATAGATGCTAACATGTTAGGATTTGCGGTATAATCTGATTGCTGAAGATCGTACCCAAAGTTTTGATCTAAAGCTTTTGGTTTACCTAAAATGCTTCCTATTGTATCTAAAAATCCCATAACTACCTCTACTTATTTTTGTTTAAATTCTGTTTTAACAAAAGACCAACCTTCTTTAGTCTTTCCCTGTATTTCATATGTACCATCTGATTCTTTTACTAATCTCAAATCACCTTCTTTACCAAGATAGTTATCTATGTTTGTAGATACATCTCCTTTATTAACAGCATTAATCAGTTCATTAATGTCGTCATATATTTTTGATATAACTCTATTAAGTTGTGCATCGTCTATTCTTGGTGCTCTTTTTTTAGATATAGCCATTATGATTTAGATAATAAAATATGTCTTCTAAATACAGTACCAATAGCATCTACAGAACTTGTTTGAGCTGTAAATTGTATTTGTAAATGTTTAGATCTTGTGTTGTTTAAATTAATATCTGTTAACCCTGTTATAGAGGTCATAGATAATTGTGCATCACTATCTTTGTATGCGTAAATACCACCACTAGAGTTATTGTTTAATGCTCCTGTAGGTGTACCTACTATGTTTAAATTTTTAAAACTTTTATCTCCTGTGTTTTGCCTCATATTTAACTTCTTACTTTTCCAATCCCATGAACGCTTGTTACTTGCATGTCCAAGGTAATGAACAAGATTAGTTCCGTTACTTACAAGCATTTCTCCTTCTTTTCCTATTACAGCTGATTGAGGTATATTGCTTGCATGAAACTTCCAAAGATCCCATCGCTTACGAAGTATATTGTATGACCAAGAATAATAACTACTGCTTATTCTAAAAAATATAATATATGACTTTCTAAATGAATCAAAAGTAATAACAGGCTTATATGCAGTATTTCTATTTTCCCATGCATACGTATCACCACGTAAAATAGAATCCCCTATAGCAATAGGTCTTTTGCCATCATGTAAATAAATATTATTTTTATCAGCAAAACACATTCCGTAATCATTAACAAATACAGAGTGTTGACTTATACATCCTTTACCTTCAATTGTATCTTCTATATATAAATTGTTAGGTTCTATCTGATACATATTGTTTTCATCAAACGCATATATCCTGCCATTAAAACTTGCTAGTGCTGTAGGAGTTGTAGGAAGAGATAAAAAATCTTCTAAGTAATTGTATTGATCAAAATTATAAGGCTTTGATTTATAAATGTAATTACTATACTCTTCTAAATCTTTTTGATAGACGTTTCCAATAAACATTTGATTGTTTAATTGAGTGCTTACAGAATAGTTAGGTGTTATGTTTGTTATTACTTCAGATAAACCTGTCCTTGCTTCGTAACTAGCACCATCTACATTAATATCACGTACTGTTTTTTCCCTATAGTTACTCCAAGGACTAGAAGCAGATACAGAAGCAAATGAAGCATTTAACCTGTAACTATCAACTAATCTATAAAATCCTTCAGGTTCTGTAAAAATTGTATTAGAACTTGCACTAGCTCTGTATAAATTAATGTGAGATATTCTTTTGTTAAACGATCCTAAATTTTTTAATTGTATTTTAATGTCTACAGGTCTGCCATCTCCAGCAAATATATCATTATCTACCTTAAACTCATCGCTTAAAGGAGTTTCTTGATACCCATCATAAAGAAAAGACACTTTGTAAAAATAAGAATAACCAACTTTTTCAAATCCAGTTTTTGCTCCAGATGTCCATACTGAACCACTATGTCCGTAGTCAATATTAGAACTTGAAAACTCTAAATTTATATTAGCTTCTAATGCTTGCGTTAAACTTTCTGTTGCTGAACCTCGTAACCATTGACCATTTCCTGCACCTGAAAAACCTGAAATATGTGAAGCATCATGTTGAAAAACAACAGCTTCTGATAATTGTAATGTGTCTACAGTATTATCTAAATCAATATTTGCGTTTTTAGCTACACTTGAAAAATTAGAAAAATCTAACATAGTCCCATTGTGAACAGAAGTTGTTGTAGCTCCAGAAGTACCAAAAGAAATAATAAGTTTGCCACCTACTCTTGCAGTTATAGAAAACATTTTTTTACTAAAATTACTTAAATAATCAGTGGTTGTATCTAGTCTTATAACTTTACTATTTACTCCGTCAGATTTTGCAGAAGTAGCTGCATTTGATTTAAGCACAATTAAAACGTTTCTTAATTGATGGATAGATCCAGATTGATACCTAAAATATATAGTAGCAGAATCAGAGCTTCCTCTCATAGTAACTCCCCAACCAATGTAAGCATTATTGTTTACATTAATTAAACAAGTTTTAGGTGCGTGATACTGGACAACTAAATTAGAAGCACTTTCGTCATTTGTAGTTAAAAATTCACCTGCTGCATCTGCAAGACTTGCGGTTCCTGTATAGGGAGTCATGTTAGATAATGTTTGAGCTGTAGCTCCAGCCACTATATTACTGGTAGATGTTCGGTATAATTTTCCTTCCGTTGAGCTAGTATCAGAATAAGAAGAATAATAAATAATTGTGTTTGTTTCTAGAATGTCAGAAACTTTAACTCCAACTGTATTTGTTTGAACGTTAAACAAACTAGTCATATCTTCTGTATCTACTTTGTGAGTAAAAACAGTTGTATTGCTTCCTTGATTATCTACAACCCATAAATTGCCATCTGAAGTCTCAGATATTCCTTGAGTAGAAGTAAATATAGTAGAAGACTTTCTAATAAAAGTTCCTGTATCTGAATCTTCAAATTTATAAATATATTGACCTTGCCATTCTATTCCATACAAATATCCATTATATTCTACAAATTGATATATATCTGGAAATGCAGAAGGATCAGCTAATTCAGCATCTTCTAGTTGCAACCCAGAATACGTAGTTCCAAATTGACTATGTTTAATATGCCCTGCCCATAGCGGTTTATTAGCTTCAGCAGATCCCATACCAATATGCACTTCTTTGTTATTGACCTGCATTGTAGGAGTAACGCTTTTACTTTCCGCTGTGCTAGATAAAGCAGCTGATGCAGTTTGAGCACCTTGTACTGAATCAACTTTTTTTATTTTATCATCGCTATCATCAAAATAAATTAAATCTCTTGATCCACTATCATTTATTATAGCCATAGAAGTAGCATTTACAGCTAAATCACTTGTTTGCGGGGGGTCTGTTTCACTATTAGAAACATATTCAATGTTTTCATCTTCAGGTACACCTTGTAATACACCATCTTGTGTTGTAGGATCTATATTTAAACTATAAGAAGCTGCATCATCAGGTATATCACGTTCACTGGGACTTGTGATTGTACCTGTTATAAATTGAGATATTTCATGTAGTTCTTTAGGCACTAATTACATCTCCACCATAGCTAGTAGTACCATTAACTATATCTAGAACTACTAAGTTAAAATTATTATTTGTAAATATATCTAAGATAGCAACATTATGACTCCAGTTTGTAGGTCTGCCTTTTAAATAACTCTTAGACATGTCTGTTAAACAACCTAACGAATACGCCATATGAGCACCATCAATATGTTGAACAGTGGCTTTTTGACTATCATGCGTATGACCATAAATAACATTACAACCTAATTGCAATGCATGAGTTCTAGCATGTGCTATCCCCATGTAATGTCCACCATGATATGCATATAGCTTACTACCTAGAACTTTAAATACTTCTCCATATGGATGCCATTCGTAACCACGTTCATCAATTTTAAATGCTTTCCTAGAACCAATTTCAGGTAAATAAGGATTCTCTGATACAAAATGATCAAACCATAATTCATGATTTCCTTGTGCAAGAATTTTTTTACTACACCCTACTTTTTTTAATGCATTATCTATTTTATCTAATCCGTTGTTAACCTCTTTAATTTCTTTATATATAGCTGGCAATTGATATTCCGTAGGGGGTCTTTTCTTTTTTGACCATTGCCAATGACTAACTGATTCTCCATCTGCAAAATCTCCTATCAATAAAAATGCTGTTGGTTCTACTGCTTTAATAACATTTAACGCACAACCAAATGCTTTTTTATCTTCATTAGGAAAATGTATATCAGGAAAAACAACTACTCTGTGCTTAATCTTCAAACGTAACTCCCATTATTAATTCAAAACTTCTATATGGACTAAATCCATAAATGTTTGATCTTTAGTCTCACCATCACTATCCCAATCTCCACCCCAACGAATCTTTATATTTCTTTCTTTTGCTATTCCTCGTATCATTCCACCCATATAATAAAATCGTTTTGTATTTTTCCAATCTACAGGATAAGGTGCAAGATCGACTGCACGACCAGTCTGATGATTACTTTTTTTCTTATAGCCATCTAACTTACTTTTATTGTCAAGATAGTATTTATTTTGAGTTTCGGCACTGCGAAGTCCTTCTATAATGGTAATATCCATTATTTTAATAAGCTCATCAAGTATATCAATTAATCTTGAGTCTAAACCTTCTAATCGTTTTTTTGATCTTTTTCCAAACTTTGGCATTATCTTTTCTTTTTAGGCGATGTCTTTTTAGGCATAACTTTTTTCTTTTTAGGAGGTCTTCCACGTTTACTCCCATAGCTTCCCTTTCCGTATGGCATTATTTTTTCTTCCTTTTCTTAGCTGTTTTAGCAGCTGCTTTAAAATTCTTAGCTGTAGGTGCACCTTTAGATCCTGCTTTTTTCATCTTCTCATTGCTACCAGCTTTAATTCTTTTACGTTTTGCATGTATATTTGCATACAAACCTTTCTTTTTCTTTGTAGCCATAATTATTTCTTTCCTTTTTTTGCTTTATTTCGTTTACTAATACCAGCAGCTTTCTTTTTTGCATCTGCTTTAGAACTAGCACCCCAAGCTCTTAATGATAAAAGAAGCCTAGTAGGTTTCCCATCTTTTTTTTCGGGGCCTGCCATTCCTCCCATACGGGCTAGAAAAGAAGCTCTACGAGGATTGTCTCCTGATTTAACAGGAGCTTTTAACGTACCACCAGTTGATTTTTTATAACTAGCTCTACCTTTAGCATTTAATCCACCTTTAGGATTTTTACCAGCTTTGCGTGTCCATGCAGGAGATTTCTTTTTAGTAGCCACTACAGTTCCGCTACAAATACTTTAATTTTAGCTACAAGTTTATCATCTTCTTTAGAAGGAGTAACTTTTGCAATTAACTCTAATACTTTAATAACAAATCCTTTTACGCCATATTTTTTTACTTGACCTTTAATGTATCTTTTAATCATTTTTCTTCCTTCTTTACTATTTTAGTTAAACCTTGAAATACAACATCTAGCAATATATCATCCTTATCACTTGGAGACATCTTTACAATTTTTTCTAATATCATAAATGCAAGTAACACCCATTCCCAATTTAAAGTTAGCCATTCCATTACGACTCCTTTGTTTTTTTAATTTTATAATATAGGTATACAATATTCATTAAAGCAATAATAATACCTAGTGTGTACGGAAGTAGATCCATGAACACAATTGCCATGCTACCAAAACTTCCACTTGAGACTTTTAATGTATCCATTAGTGCCTTCCGTTGCCATTCATTCGTGACATAATACCATCCATCCTTGAAAGTTGTTTTTCTAAATCTGCAATAGACTCCATTGTCTGCTCATATCGCCTATCTCGTACAGAATCCGATTCATTCCATCTGCTAATTAATTTTATAATCATTCCTTCCATGTTGTTGATACTTTCAGATTGACCTTTATTTTCTATTTCTAAATTTTTTAATGACTCTTGTTGAGCTTCTGATTTTTTAGATAAACTCATTACTAAATAGACAAGTAATAATCCGCAAATTCCTATCATGCCCGCTTCAGCATATACTGCCATAAAATCCATTATTTTCTCCGCTTTTTACCCCAACTCATTGGATTGAGGTTTATTTCTTTTTCGTAAAACTTTACTTTCTCTGCCAACTCTTCTCGCTCAATCCGTTCTTCCACGATATGTTTATCAAGTAAGTCCCCAATGCGTTGATCTGCATCAGCAAAGCTATCTTCAAGCATTGCCAATCGAGTCTCAACCCTATAGTAACCATACACGAAAGTGCCAACAAGAATAAGAATTTGTCCAAGCCAACGGATATTGATACTGAGAACAGCGTTATCATCCACAACAGTACCTCTGTAGCTTCTAGCGGTTTTGAGATTTTCACTCATGTTCCTTAACGGATTCCCATTGATTGTGCGTAAAGCACCAGTTGTCTGAATTAATTCTTACTCTGTCTGCATAAAAATGTGATGTAGAATCTTGATCCATAACTTCTAAAAATGTATACATAGAATCTTCTGGACTCAATTCAAAACTACCAACTGACCAACCACTTGTGCAGCTACTTAACATAAATATACTGAACAGGGATATTATAACTTGTACTAACAACTTCAAAGTCTCCATTTTTTAATTTTATTATTGTATCATTCATAATTTTGTTATTACATGGTTTACTAGTTTATGCTTACCTACTATCATTCTACCAGTTCCTCCTCCATGTCTAGATTGACATTCATCAACATAGAGCTGTTCAATAGTTTCCCAGCTATCACTTCTTCTAACTATCTCACCATCTAATACTAAAAAGTATTTATATCGACTAGGATAAGTCAGGGTTTCAACATCACCATTAGGATACTTCTTAGTACGAGTAACACTTGGAGTAGTATTCTTATAAAGTTTTAAATCAAAACCCTGAGAACTTTTCCTAATCAACATTATGCTACTTCTACCTCTTCAGGTTTAGCTAATGATTCTCTAAGCATATTGATGAACGCTTCCTTACCAACAGATAACTGGTCAGCTATAAACTGATTGCTATTCTGTTTGTTCTGAATATCGTTTATATGATT